TGAGAGAAGAAATCAAAATTTACTAATAGTTGACCAGTTGGTCTAATCGCACCTGGTTTTAATTTTAATCTACCAATATCATAGAAGTTATCTCTTTGACCTGTGTCTAATTCAAATCTACTTGTAATATCTGTATCTGAAGCTGTGGCAGTGGCACCAAAACCACTTGACATATAAACATTGTTTAAGGCAAAAACATCAGCCTTACCTAAACCAATTACACCACTTTCAATAGTTGATTGTGATGTTATGTTTACAGTTTGAGAACTATTTAAAGTTTTTGTTTTTGAACCAGCAACAGTTCTAACAACAGTTGCTAAAATTTTTACTTTATGACCAGCAAAGTTAGCACCAAAATCTAAAGTTAATGTTTTACCAGTTGGCGAACCACCTAATACAAATAAAGCATCACCCTCATGGTTATTACCAGATAAATTTAATACATCACCGACAGCACCTGTACCACCTCCACCTGTTGTCATAATTGTGACAGTAAAGTCATCACTTGCGTTTGAAGCAAATGTTTCGTTTGTACCAGCAGTAATTGTGACATCACCGTTTGATGATAAAGTACCTGTAAAGTTTCTTCTTACATTAAAGTTAGTATCAGTAGCACCACTATTCGCAGTTGTTTTTAAAGTTTTAACTGTGACATATGGTAATTTAAATATAGAAGTATTATTTTCTGGATTAGTTAATTTTGATCTTCTTCTAGTTAGTATAGAAGCAGTTGATACATCACTACCACCAACAGCAGCTGTTAATTCTAATTCTGTTTGAGAAACAATATATTTAACAAGACCTGTTATTGTACTACCAGCATCACTTGTAAATGATACTGAATCACCTATTTTTAAATCTGTTGTAAAGTTTGTTCCTTTACCAAATAAGGTAGCATCACTATTTGCGATTGTGACATTACCAGTAATTTCTGTATTTGTTCCGTGTGTAGATGTTAAGTCAGCATCTGATGTATATGTTGGCGAACCAGCCATACCTATTTGTTTAGTTGCTGAAATATCTCTAGTTAAGACACCCTTTGTGCCTAAAGTATCAGCTTGTATAGTGCCTGACGCTGATGAAGTTGCACCTGACACAGTTTCACCTGCGCTAAATGTACCTTCTACATTAGATAATACAACAACTGTGTGAGCCATTGTAGGACCACTTGTAAACGCAGTGACATTCTGTGATGTTGTTCCAGCTGAATCAAATAATTCAAAAGTATTAGTTGTAGTGTTTCTCGCTACATATACACCCTCTGTATATGCGCCACCACCTATTTGAAAATTACCACCAGTAAATGTAATTTGTTGACCATCTTTAAATCCATGATTGTTTAATGTGACTACACCAGGATTAGCAACTGAAATACTTGTTGCTGCCGCTGATTTAGTTGCAGTGATACTTTGAACTATACCAGTTGCGCCAGAAGTTGCACCTGATACTACTTCACCTGTTGTAAATGTAGCAGATGTTGTTAAATTTAAGTGTGTAAACATCTCAATGTCAAATAAGAAATGACTGTATATTGAAGATGTTGCGTTTATATCACTTGTTTCTGTAGCAGACACAGTTTCAAAACCACGAGATTTAGCACGACCAATTTGTGGTACAGTAGTACCTACTGTTGATTGTTCTGTTCCTCTTACTGCTGTTGCTGTGTCATATAAATTTACTGTTTTAAATGCTTCAACATCACCAGATACAAATCCAATGTCTGGTGAACCAAAAACATTATTAACTCTAATAAAGTTTTTTAGATTAAATCTTGTTTTATGATTATTGGCTGTTTCAAAATCTCTAGCTTTATCAACATCAACAAAAGTTGTTCCAATTCTTTCTGCCTCATAACCTTTTACATATGCTTTAAATGGTGAAACACCAACTGCTAATAAAGCATTGCTAGTTGTATTACCGTCAGCTGTTGTAGCAGATGCCGCATAAATTCCTCTATTATTTCCGTTTATTAAAGACTCTCTAACATCAAAATCTGGATTGTGTAAAACATAATCACCTGATTCGTCAAAGGTTCTACGAGCTAATGTATCTTCTAATACTGCATATTCTGTATTTCTAACTATTGTTTTAATAACACCATTTACAACTCTAGCAATTTCAAAAAAGTTTTCATCTTCAGTTGATGATAAAGTTTTTTTAGCGAGTGTTAGAAAATTTTAAATCTATGTGCTCCTGGTGCGTTAGCATTTGATGAACCAGCAGCGTTATCATTTAAACTTGTATCGTCATTTGGTGTCACAAAAGATTCTGTGACTGTAAAACCAATTCTATATGATGGTGAGTTTGTATATTTGTCTAATATCAAAGTTGAATCATCAACTTGAACAAAAAAACCATTTATATAATATACACCTGCTTGAACACCAGCAGCTGAACCTGTAGCAGTCGTACTTACAACAGCAGATAAAGAAACGCTATCACTATTTGTGCCTGTAATTGTTTCACCATCTGAAAAAACATCAGCTATATTATTTGTACCAGTTTTAGAATATTTTACAAATAATGTGTCTGGATCTGTACCATCTGTAGCTTCTGTTTTTGTAATTTCAGCGACTACACCTGAAGTACCACCAGTTAAAACTGTTCCTACTGTAAATTGTGCTAATGTGTTTGAAGAACTAATGCTTGATAGTTTTACAGCATAGTATTTTGTATCAATAGATACTTGACCAGGAATAACCATTGCACCTTGTTTGAAAAGGTGATCGCCAACTCTTTCAATTTGGTTTTGTAATATTGTTTGTGACTGTGTTAATTCTCTTGCCTGTACAGCAAATGACGGTCTAAAAAGTATTCTGTGAAACTTCTTTGACTCTGTAAAGTCATCATAGTAAGGAGAGAGATTAAAGTCAGTTGGACTAGGCATTTATTTTCCCTCTAAAATTCAATTATTAATTTAACATTCTCTGTTTGGTCAGCAGCTCTTGTTATTGGTGATCTGTTTTCAATGTATAAAATGTCACCTGCGTCACTATCTAACTCACCAGCATTATAACCACTAGTAAAGGATACACTATCCACAGTTGTTGTTGATGATGAAGGAGTTGAAGTCACACCTGAACCCACTCCAGTAATTACATTCGCACCTGAAAATGCAGTTAAATTACCATTACTATCCACACCAGCGTCATTGAATCTTGTTTGTATGTAGTATAGAATATTATTTGAACTATCCCACTCTACTACTTTACCTACAGCACCCGTAGTTGCTTGGTTAATTTCTTCGTCTGCAGTATAATTACCTGATGGACTTGTCACTAAAACTGCTTTTGTGGCTCTTAATGTTGCCGCTGATGCAGCAGCGCCACCTGATTTAGGGTCTCTCATTAAAACAACTCGTCTAAAATCATTCGCAGTAGTAAAGTCACCAGAGTTTGCTGCTTCACTTGCTTCAAAGTTAGTGTTTAACATTACATAAAAACCACCTAATTCTATTACAGCGTTTTTACCATGTCCACCTTTTGGCTCAATAATTACATCTAATTCAGCACCAGATAAACTTGTAGCACCAGCAGTCACTATGTCTGCATTTCTAATATAAGCAAAAGTATATCCTGTACCTGGAGTTGTCACTGTGACTGCCGTCACTGCGCCACCTGCCACTGTCACAGTTGCTACACCACTTGATCCATCTCCTCTAATAGGCACACCTGTGTGTGTTCCATTAGCACCACCTGAACCAGCAGTTTTAATTTTTACTATATTTACTGCGCCATCAACTGCTGCGGCAGCTACTGTTGAGTCAGTAGCAACTGCCATAAAGTCAGTTGATAAAAAGTTTGATGCTTGAGCAGCAGTTAGTGAATACATATATTTCCATTTGTATCCATCTCCTGTTGATAATATTGATGTTGATGTACCTGTTGGTTCTACTGTAGAAGTAGCATTACTATTGTTATCTAAACATTTGTAAACATTGTTATCACTTGATAACACATAGTAGGTAGCATCAAATAAAGTAGTGGCACCACTATTCGCAGTCTGTACTGAAGTACCACCTGTAATTCTGTTTCCATAGTCATGTCTATAATAATCATAGACTGTACCAGTCGTCCAGTTTCTTCTTGGTATACAAAAAGATACATCTGAACTTGAAATCTTTTTAGCAGCTAACATATCATCAAAAGTATAAAACTCGTCACCTATAGAATCAACAGGTGTTAAAGGGGTTGTATCAGAACCCTCATTATCTGTTCTACTATCACCTCTAGTTTGAGTAGCAAAGGCTTGAGGTCTACCTATACCCATGTAATATACATTTGGAACGGCCTCTGTAAATGATTCAGAGAACTGTTCTGCGTTATGTATTCTAAATTTATTTGTTATTATCGCTGCCATTTTTTTTCCTTATTTATATTTATACATCATCTATTAGGGTTTAGTTGGCCAAGTGATATTATTACATTTATCAA